TTTTTGTCAATATTCTTCGTTCAGTTACGTATTGCTTTCGCTTTTGCTCTTTAAAAACGAATTGCACTTAACATCTACGCTTGCGCTTTCGTTCGCTGATTCGCAATAACACGGTGCCGACCATGATCCTTCTATCCCCGGAAGTGTATGGTGCGGCGTCTAGTACCCTCAATAATAATACCTCTCACTTGTACCTGGACATCATCTTTTTTCAAAGTATGTTAATTTCATGCCATCGGCAGTCATATCACGACGTACCAGAAGAGCATGCAACGCTCCGTTGCTAATTTCGGTAAAATGCCAATCCAACATACAACTTGCCCTCGATGAAGAACGAATACAAGCCGGATCGGTCGCGTAACACTTGCAACACCTTGCCGACACTTGCACCGTCTGCCGCTTGATCAGTACCTAACTCGGCATCGATAGCTTCAGGCGGAACGGATCTTTCGGATAGCATTTTCTTTACAGACTCCTGCAAGTTGACCGACTTGTAACTCATGTTGGGTGCAATTGCCTGTTGATAAAAACATTTCATCCTCGCATAGCAATTCAATAGGCACGTTGTTGTTGATTTTGGCAATGTAACCCGTGAATATAACCGTTTGGTTTGGATGGTATGCCGCAGTAATTATAATCTTATCACCTCTACGCATGATTGGATTTTCGCCCTCATACACGTTGCGGTCATTGTACTTTATGTTTCTCGGTAGTATAACTGATGCCGTTTGCGTTTGCTTATCGTATGACCTTGCCAATGTAATAGTGTTGACCTTATCCCAATAGTAAGTGTCGCTTCTACCGTTGCCTTGTTGTTGTATTTCTACCTGGAAACGTAATCTAAACATTTTTACGCTCAATTGTATAGTCAGTATCGGAAACCGCTTGCCATTGAAAGTATTGCACGTTACGCATACCCTGTTGTTGCGATAGTTGGCAACTTTCAACCACTATTTGCGTAATGCCTAAAATGTCATTCAAAAACGTGCTTGTTACCTTTAACGGCACGGGTGCGCTTGCATAGCTTTTAATCAACCTCGCATCAACATCGGGGTATTCATCGGGGTTCTTTGTCGCAACATAACCGCGTATAGTCAACTGAATATCCCCCATACTCGATGTACTCCTTAACCGTGCCTACTTTGTCAATCATAGCCGTTTTAATGATGTTTTTTTCGATTGTGGCATCTATGATTACCCCGTTCAAAAATAGTCCTTTAATTGCTTGCTGATTAGCGTTTGCATCCAACGGGTCACTCACTTGCTTGGTGTTGGTTGCAAGTGCATTTGATGTCTGCACGTATTCATTTGTAAAATCATTAAACTCATACGTTGTGAATGTCGGCTGCTCAATTAACAACGTGTCATAAACAGGTGTGCCAAACAATGAAACCGCATCGGGTTTATCCGTTGTGATGTCAAATGTGTTGGCTAATATTGCACGTTGCACCAACGGCAGTCCGAACCCTTTTGATAGCGTTCTTGCGTTTGTTTTTGCAACGGGTTGTGGTATGTAAAATTTTCAAACTCATTTTGTTGCCATTAAAGAAAAATCATTAACTGCTTCGATAAGTGCTTGTGCAACGATTTCTTTAATCTCGCCCGCACTTCTTTTATTTGTGTCGTTTCAACTTTTATCATTTCAACCAACTTGTCAATGCTGATGTTGAAATTCTGCACTCCTCTGCTTTCGAATATATTCAAACCTGTACCGCCCTTGGCTTCGGCTTTGGTCTTTGCTTCGCCCATACCTTGCGCGGCTGCTTGGGTGGCTGATACGGGTGGTTAGTAATCCAAATTGACCTTTAACCTTTTCATAAGTGCCTAATATTGCAGCACGTTTTCTAAAAATTCAGTTTGGTCAATTTCTCCTAACCTTAATGCCTTTCTATTGTTTTGCAATAGATTGGTTAACTGCTGCATTTGTTCTGCCGCATCCTTGGCAGCTTTTGCAGGCGCATCAACATACATTGCTCTTAATGCACGTTCAAATTGTGTCTGTTCTTCGTATGCGCCTAATTCAAATACCCTTGCAGGTTTCCAAAATCCTCTAAATGCCTTTGCCCCAAATTTCGCAAAGTGTTCTTGTTGGTCTGCTATTTCACCAAATCTTCTACTAAAATGGTCAACCATTTTGTTTAGAAACGATACCGTATTATTCAAAATACTTTGTTCATTTCTACCGATGTTCACTTTCAACTGCTTCCAACTATCACCCAAGGCAGATATTTGACCGCCCGTTGTTTTGGCTTGTTGTTGCATCATATCGAAAAACATACCGCCCTCGGCAGTCATTGATTGGAACGCTTTTTCTACTTCTTTAAATCCAACCTTGCCACTTTCAACCAACTTCATCACCTCGCCATCTGCAACCTTGAACTGCTTTGCTAACTCTTTAACAATCGGAATGCCGCGCCCTGTGAATTGAGATATGTCCTTGCTAAACGCCCTACCTTGTGTCTTAAGCGTTCCATACAAGTACGCAATATCGCCAAATGGTATCTTCAATGCCGATGCAACATCACCAAGCATGCGAATATTCTCAACTACCTTTCCTGCGCTGAAACCATACGCTAACAATTGCTTCGTGGCATCTTGTACCTCAACCAAACTGAACGGTGTTGTTTTTGCAGTTTCTACCAACTGATTTTCCAACGCCTTGGCAGCTTGTGCATCACCTAACATCAATGTGCGCAACGATGCCGAAAAGTATTCCGTATCGAACCAAGCTATCTTTTACTGCGCTACCAAACGATACAAGACGCAGCAATGCCTAAACCAATGCCCATTGCACCCGCTAAACTTCCAAATGCACCTTGTGTTGCATTAACGGCCTTGTTTAGTTGCTCGGTTTTAGAAGTTGCCTCGCTTATTCCGTAGCTAAACTTATCCTTTAACGAGAGTATATATTCAACCGATGTGTTGCTCATTTCTTAACTTGTATTGTTCCGTTAAACTTCAAAACCCACAATATTTCTTCAATCGAACGCGCCCATTCATCATCTGTTAGCGTGTTTGGGTCGGTATGGTAATAAAAACGGATGAGCGCATTCTGTCGTGCAAACTCATCCGTTTCCAATAACTGCTTTGCGGTGTCTAATTTTTTTTTAACTCACCTGCTTCCGTGCTTAACATTGGTAGGATGGTCATTGCCGCGCTGCGTAGTGCTTTGAAGTCATTGATGATGGCCTCAACATCGCCCTCAACACATAACGTGCGCAGGAACGAACTCGACACCCATCAACTCATCTTTGGCAATCAACGCTGATACGGTCTTGTATGCCAATCTATCCATCTCGCGCAAGTGTACCGTTAGCGGTGCGCCTTGGCGGTTAGAAACGGTTCAGCGTGTAAATTTCAACACCGGGAAACTTTGCTTTTAATTGTTCGATATTTGTCATTGTGATTGATTTTAGTTTAGCGCAAATTTACTAAACAAATTCAATATGTGAAACAATCAAAGGCAATTCAATTGGAATTGAAGTGTCACCTGTTGCGGTTGAAATCATGTTGCTCATAAATCTGCAATTCCGAATTTTATGCACCACAGGAATAAGGATTTGCATCGGTGAAAGTAACAACAATATCAAATTCGGGAATGTCTTGTATGCGGCCATTTGGTGCGGCTGATACAATGTTCATTACCTCATTCATCAATACTGTTATCTTTGCCGATGGGTAATCTGCCCAAACCCACGTGATACAGGGTATCTGCCAGTTGCATAGATGTTTTCCATGCTATCTTCCTCACCGTATTCAATGGCAGTTACGCCTATGATTGGTGTTCCAAGTACGATGCAGCTTATATCTGCATATTCATACGCTTTTCCGTTGATTAACGGTAGTCCATTTTGTGCCATTTTTTATACTGATTTTACAAATCCAACATTAATTTTAATAATTCGTGCAACTCCAAGCGGTACATTCTGCAATGTCGACTCCAAGGTGCTTGTTGCAAGTACATCCTGCGCAGGGTTGATGATAACCTTGTGCGCTGATAACTCGCCATCGGCTTTCCATTTGTACCAATGGGTTATTCGCCAATGTTTCAAAGTAACCTATCGTGGCAGCAGTCAAAGTGCCATCTGCATTCACTTTTAACGGTGAACTCAAAGCAGGTAACATGTTAGCACGAACAACACGTGTTATCTTTTGATATACTCGGTTATTCTCAATGGTTGAATAATCGCTTGTCGGTGATACCGTTGCTTCGCTATCGCTCCAATATGAGCCTGTGATGCCTGTTAACTTGCGCAGGAACACATAAGAATAGTTGTTTAAACTCTCAAATTGACTATCTGCAAGTGCTGTGTAAAGTTGACCGTTGCTGAATGCTATCGTGTCTAACTCGGCACCTAATGCCATGTTGAACTTACTCACCCATGCAATTGACTCACTCACAACTGCTAATGATACTGCGCCTAACATAGCACCTATCGCACCAACTGATTTGTTTGTGGCTTTATAGATGTAATACCCATCGTTTGCGCCATCCTGTGCAATACATACCGATACATTCGGAGCAGTTGCAGTTGATAAGCTCAACCAATGATGCTACCGATGCCGTACCGCTTATCTCTGCGTTCAACATGATTTGCAACGGCTTGTAAACCGCTTCGTTTTGCATTTGCGATACCTTGCAATGCCGATAGTTGAGCAGTTGTGAAAGCAACGCTTCTCTCGAATACCGATATTTGCTTGATTGCGCCCTGTGCGAAATTCTGCATCAATGTTATTGCGGCAAACGTGTAGGTAACTTCTTCCTCATATAAGCCAACATACAACTCGCCTTTTGGTTGGATACGAAAATACTCACTGATGTGGTAGTACAAAGTATCAATCCAACTTGCAACACCTAACACGGTTAGAGCCGCTACCAGTTGGTTGTGTCCATGTTGTTGTAACACCGCCACCTGTAACTGTTGATGCAGTAAGGAGTGCCACTATTTGGGAATATACCCTCACCGCTTTTAGTTGTTACCAATAAGTTAGCAGTTGCACTTGTAGCACTAAAGCCATGCGTTTGAGTTCCTGCGTTGATTGCTGCGGCTAATGCTGCGGCTGCGGTGTTTGCACTTACAGCATCGGCAGTTGTTAATGTATCAGTATCAAGTACAGTTTCCGTGCCTAAAATGCCTGTGTAGGTTATCTTAACAGTGTTTCCCGCAGCAGGAGTACCACCAATAACCGCCTTTGCAACGGCTGCTGTTTCGCCTAAATGTTCGCCTGTGATGCCCAAGTTCTCGGCATCGGCAACGGAAAAAATCTTCTTTACCCTGTTTGAGGTAGCTGAAGCCAGTTGGTAACGCAGCACCACTTGCATAGTAGTGGCAAGCATCCCGCTCACGTAGTCAGTGCCGGGGTAATGCTTGGCCTAAACCGCTTGTTGATTTTACAAAATTTATATTAGGTAATGCCATTATTTTTTTAGTATTAAAAAAGGCCTACCTACATTGATAGCGGGTAGGCCTTTTTAGTTAAACGTTTTATTTTATTAAGATACCCAAGTTTGAACCAAGGCAGCAACACCTTTCATGTCAGCTCTTAAAATTGCAGAACCTAACATTACTTCCATGTTGTAAGATACTACCCAAGTATTCAGGTTTTCCGTTTCCATTTGAGCCACTATCATATAGCGGTGTCATGCTTCCAAGCGCACGAGCAACAGAGGTTGAATGGAAAGCAATACAAGCCAAGTTATCACTTGTTGCAGTAGCAGCACCGAACGCCTTAGGAACAGTTGTGCTGTTAGCATACACAGATACAACTGGTCTCATGCATAATATCAAAGCCATACAATTGTGCAATAGTGCCAGTTTGTAATACATTACCTTGATTTTGGAAACCATTGTAAGAAGCACGGATAACATCACTGATTTGGAATAACTCCCAAAACATATCGGTTGACATTAACAACTTTCTGTTACCACGTGGTACATTGTCTTTATCAAGTTTAGATGCCAAAGCAGCAATGTCAGCAAGTGCTACCTGCTTACGTGTTCCAGTTGCACCAGGAGCAAGTGCAGTTGCAGCAGTTGAACCAGTTGTTCCAACGATGTTAGCAGCACCAGTAGCGGACCAACTGATAGCAACCTCATCACCGATACGCTGTGTAAGTGTGCTGATTTGTTGTCCTAACACTGATTGACGTTTGTCATAACTGATTTGCAACTCATCCAAATTGGTAATCAATGTTGGCTCTAAAGCGAATTGATTAAGTGAATAAGTACGGTCAGTATCGGTTCTTTCGCTTATTGAAAGCGGGAACGTTGCAGGGTTCTTTAATACGGTTGGATTTGCGCCCGATTGCGGAACGTGTACGATACCAAATGCGATATACGCGAGAGTGATCAACGGAGTATGGTAAAAAGTCAGCATTTCTGTTCAATGCGTCTTGTACGTCTTGTACCCAAATTTCTTTTATTAGTGCCATTGTGTTATTGTGTTGTTTTTAGTTATTAATCGATTTGAATTTTTGCGCCTGATGGTAAAAACACAGTTCCGTCAAACCAAAAAGATTGACACCATGTTTTACCTGCTACTCCTGTAACTACGGGAGCATCAATGCCTGTTCCGAATGTAAATGTTTCGGTCGCAGTTGTTTTTACTTTAATATGCAATGAAGCACCCGCTTTCAGTTCGCTTGAAATGGTCAAGTCAAGCGTTGCATTACCTGTAAGTGTTGTTAACGTGCTTACAACGGTTTCGTTGTTAGTGATGGTTGCGGCAGTGGTGCCAGGTTGCAGCAATCGTTAACGTGCCTGCTGCGCCAAATGGGTTGTTGATTGTTGCCATTGTTTATTTATTTGATTTTTTAGTTGGTTTAGTTTTTGTTTCTGTTTCCACAACTGGTCTGCTCACTTGCTTGTAGCTTTGACCTGTTGTCTTTGCGTAGCTTGCGGCATCGCTTAACTTCTCAAAGCAGTTGCCATCCTCAAAGCAGAATAGCATGTTAATAGTTGGGTTTGCGTTCCCAATTGCTTCCATGATTAGAATTTTTTATCCGTTGCGGGGTTATAATTTGGTGATAAGTTGCTTGGTAACTTGCTGATCAGAAGCATTGAATGATACCGCATCGTTTTCTTTCATTTCAAGTAAACCTTTCGGGTTATTCTTTGACCAGTCATTGAATGTCCAGTTTCACGACCTGCAACCGCTTCGGGTTTCTTTGCATTGTCGAAGATTGGTGTGTATGCAGGCTTCAACTTGCCGATAAGGTCTTTCAATTCTGCATTTGACTTGTTGCTTGTCAAGTAAATTTCTTTTGTTGCAGCATCAATCTTGCCTTTCTTTAACGGCATTTTCTCAATCAATTCTGCTTTGATTGCGTTTTCGGCTTCGGTAGCCGCTTCTTTCAATGCGTTCAATTCTGCTGTTTGCGCTTCGATGTTCGCTTCTAATTCGGCAATCTTTGCATCTTTGGCCGATACTGCTTCAACGATAGCTTCTTCCGATGCTTCGTTTGATAGCTTTAATAAATCAGTTAATTTATTCATTTTGGTTTCTGTTTTGATTATTACTTTATTATATATAGCATGCAGTTCGCTCAATGTGGCGTTCATTGCAGGCTTTACTTTCTTTGTTTGTACTATCTCGTCAATGATGCCCAAATTCATACACTCATCGGCAGTCATCCATGTTTCTTTCGCCATCAAATCCTTGCACTTATCAAGTGTTAGATTGGTATTTCTTTCGAATATCTTTGCCAAACTGTTGGTTATTAAACTCAACACTTCCTCATCACTGCCACCGTTGGCATTGTGCATCATAAAAGTTCCGTAATCGGCCATGTATTTCTTTTGGCCGCATATCGCAATCACACCCGCCATTGAGTACGCCATGCCGTCAATATATGTGTTTACAGGTATCTTGCTGTTGAGTATTGCACTCACAATAGAAAGTCCATCGGCAACGCTACCACCAATTGAATTGATGCGCACGTTAATGCACTTCACTTGGTCGGCATAGTTATCATTCAACATCTGTATATCCTCTGCCATCCATGCACCATTGATGCCCATGCCCATATCATCTAAATCGCCAATATGCTTGTAAATAAGCATGGTTGCGGTTTCGTTAGATATGTTTGTGATTTTCATAATGCAAAAGTGGTAACATATTTAGCGATACATTCAAATAAGTTACTAATTTTAAGCCGTTTAGTAACTAATATCTACCAATGGCGAACCCAAAAAGCGATATAACAACAAAGAAACAAGCCGCAAAGGCACGTGTAACAGCACATTTGACAGGCGAATTGAAAAAGAAATTTTTTGATGAGGTCGAAAGGACTGGCACCAAAGAAGTCTTTATCTGCTCAAGAAATAATCTCGGAGCATTATGGAAAGCATAGGTTTTTAAACCAATTCAGCGTATTATCTGCCCTTTAAGGTCTAATGTGTTTGTGTACGTTCCAAAGGATGAACCTATTTTTGTTAAACGAACATCACTTGTACTGCCAACTGCTTCGATTAACACCCATTCAGTTGTTCCTGTTGTGTTGAAGTAACCAAGGTTAAATGATGTCTGCTTGAAGTTAGATACACCAGTCAAAGTCATTGTTAACGTGTTATTGCCACCACCTGTTGAAGTGTTGTCTACGTTGAATAGTATTGTTATTTTCTTCCCCTCAACCAATACACGTAAATCAACTGAACCAGTACCCAATGTCCATGTGTTCAAATTACCTGCCAATGTTGGTATAATTACATCAAAGGAATTTCTAAAATATAAATTATTATAATTTAAATTACCGCTACCACTTGTAGCATTGTACTCAAACTATCTTACGAATTTCATGAACGTTATTTAATGTGCTATCGCTGAACTCAACAGGGTCAGCATCACTTGCAGTTAAGTAGGTAGTTGTTACCGTACCCACTAACACTTGACCAAATGCAACGGTTACTGTTTGCGGATCGCACCTAAACACTTCCGCATAGGTGTCTAACATTATCGCTCCTGCACTTATTATGTAAGTTGAACCTGTACCAGAATTGATACAGCCATGTAATGCCATTGGTTGCGTTCCTGCCCTGTCTCCTGCCCAATACGCTTTATTAACGTCTTGCAATGTTTCAATGTATGCAGCCTGCAAATGGTCTAAACTGCCCTTTTTAATTGGCATTGCACTTGCACTTGTAATGTCTGTTGTTTTTATTTTTTTCATTTTCTAATATGTTATTACTTGATAATTAATTCCTGCATAGGCATATAAATCGGCTATTTGCCTGATGATATTCTCTCTGTTAGCACTAATACTCGGTGCGGTATCGGGTGCTTCATTTGTCAAGGCGTTGGCAACTGCAATAGGTACGTATATGTCAAATTCGCTCCAGTGTTTGTTATGTTTATCGCTTGCACAAATCTAAATGCTTCGCCATTCGCAAAAACAGCTTCACTACTATCAATAGAGGTTAAACCAACGTAAAAAACATTGCTACCCGATGCGAAATTGTCAATATATATATCACTCGCACCCGGCACGTTTACAAAGGTTGTTCCAAACCACTCATTCAACGCCCATTCAAACAACAAGTGCTGTGCATTGTACTTGCATCGTGGCTCAATGCCAACGAACTTATCCTGTATCTTAAACCAAAAATCGGTATTGGTCGGCAACTCGCCTGTGTTCGCTACCCAACACTGATACACAGCTTTGTCGCTATACTTGACTTGGTCACCAACTGCATACGATGTGGCTGTAACCCAATCAACTGCAGTGTTTCCATCCTTAAACGTGCCAAACATCGTGTTGTAAAGCACTTGCAAAGGGTTTACTGAATGTTTTAACCCATGCTTTATAAATCGGCAATCGCTTCTTTGGTGGAAGAAAGTTGACCGCAAAGGAGTCGGTATTGATTATGCTGCTCATTGAACTATATAAGTTAATGTATCATCAAAAGTGTGATTGGTGGTGGTTTCCTCTACAACGTAACCCGAATAGGTATCATAAGTCACGCTATCAACACCAGTTGAAAGGTTATATAACGTAACACCTGCGCTGTACGATACTGTATCACGCCTTACTTTTATACGTGTTAACGATGCCGTAATCACTCCCTCTGCGCTTTGTATCGCATCAACAACCGCTTGCGTAGTTATGCGGCCATTAAAAGGTAAATTAGCCATGTAACTGTTTAATGCCGCTTTAACATTCGATTGAATGACTGCTGAATATTGACCGTTGTAATATACCGTTGCTGCCACTTCCATTTTATCGCTGTCCTCGTTGATTAACGTGAAAGCTATGCCTGCGGGGTTAAATGTTTCAACATACGTTTGCAACTCCGCCAATTCGCCACTTGATACCGGTGTTGGTGGGTCTGCTTCTGGCAACCTTAATCAATACCGTTCTATTTGGTGCTGTTACAACTGCGCATCGTGTTAGTATTTGATTAGCCACGTTAACGGTTGGGTATTCGATTACGAATGTCGATGTGTTCAACTCTGCAACATCGCCTGTTTGGAACTTCAATACCTTGTTACGTGTCCATTTGCGGTGTACTTGGTGCTGCCGTTGCTGCTATGTTTTCCAAATCAATCTTAAACAAGTCCTGCAACTGCTCAAACACAGCTATGCAACTCGCCACAATGAAGTAGTATAAGTTCCACTTTGCTGTTTGACTTGTTGAGGTCAATGCCGATAGTGTTGGGTCTGCATTCTTGGCATCCAACATCTGTTGTTTTATCTGTGCTACTGTACGTGCCATTACGATATTGCGGTTATGATGCCGTTAACAACTGTGATGCTGGTAGGGTTGCTGAAAGTGCCACTAACACCATTGTTTAATGTATAGGTAACGATAGCATCAACATTGGTTATTGATGTTATACCATTTTGATTTACTGGTACTTTCTCGCTGCCATCAAGCGGTGTTGCGCTTGGTAATTCGCTTATTTTTTGCTCTGCCATTTTTATTGTTGAATTATAAGTTTATATCCTGTTTCCGATAGTAATTCGTAACCCAATTCGCTTGATAACACAACCGAGTCGGGTATTGCACCGCTTCGTATTACATCATCCTCTAATTGCGGTGCGTTGTTAGTGATTAACGTTGATACCAATGCTTCAGTTGTTGGTAAACTTGATGCGGTGTAATCAAAGCCTTGTAACGTGTAGGTGATGATAAACTCCTGCACATTTGTATGGTTCACAGATTGTATTTCGCTTCTTCTTAAAAACCTGCTGTTGTACGGTGTTGACCAATTATGTACAAGTGCGTTGAGGTCTTGTTTCAGTTGCAGTATTGCCGTGTCCTCGGTTTTGTAACTTTCATAACCTAAATGCAATGCAATGCTCAATGTGCCTTGCTGCTGACCTTGTAAGTTTTCAATGTAATCAGCACTTGCAAACTCAATGAAGCAGCACGGATAATTAAACGGTACGTTCACATCCTCGCGCTCAAATTGATTATTCCACAATGCAACATATTTCAATGCCGCAAGTGTTTCAATTCGTGCTTTTAATAAGTTATAAATCGCTAACTGCATTATGTGAATATTTTATCTAACCGTTTAATAATAACTTTCTTTACCTGCTCATTCAAGTTGTAACTATTCCCCATGAATTGGCGTTTGGGCATTTTAAAACCACTGCACGACCTGCTCTTAACCCATCATTATGAACTTTCGCATACACTAAATCACTATGTATCCTAATACTCAACGCTGCTCTGTTTGCGGGTCGCGGATGATCGAACGCCTTAAATCGCCTGTTTTAACCAATATCGCTCGTGTTGTATCATCAACCGTTTTGCCGCTTTTGGTCTTGTACGTTTTCTTCTCTTGGCTTCCACTTATCAACTGACTTGTCATCCCATCCCTGCTTGCGGAATGATTGCGCAAAGAACACCTTGGCAGTATTACCAACGTCAACAATAGCCGCTTCCATTGCTTTACGTGCTTTTTGCTCGGCCTGCTTCATATTAAACTTGTTGCTCTTTGCCATTTATGTTGGTATCGGTAAGTTCCAATTTTTTTGCCGCTTCCTTATCACCCTTTGCCACATCAAAGTAGGGTGCTTATCCTTTCCACGCTCTTTAAACACATAACCATCTATACCCGCATTCATCCTAAATAACGGTGGTACATCATCGGGTGGCGTAAAGTTGCTCATATCGGTCAACTTCCCTCGGATAGCTGTATTACGGTACAGCGGCAACGCCATCCATTTAGAGGATAGTATTGCTTCCAAAAGGGGTCGTTAATAGGTCGAATGATGTTGTCAAGTGCTTGATGTGTTGGCCTTACCCTGCCATCACCAACAGTTTGATATTGCAATAACGGCAACACATCGGCATCCGCTTCAATTCGCTTCCAGTCCGAAGCCATCCGCGCGCTTGCCTTTGCCGTTTGGTATCTTGGCTTGTAAGTAATCCTCATTGTATAGCTTGAACATCTGGCCGTAACCGCTTCCTTGAACTTGTAAAAGTTTGATTTCAATTCGGGGTCTGCCAACATCGCAGTCATAACTCGTGTCTGCTGATACGTTTTCGCTCCCGAAAATATGTAGATATTGTTTACCAAATCGGCAGTCAATACCTCATCAACAACTGGTGCTAAATCAATACCATCACGTAGGTATTTCGCTGTTTTCAAATATATTCCTTCGGGTAACACTTGATTGTTTACCGCACCAATCCATACATCGTTGCTAAAGCGATTAAAATCGTTATCGTCAAACGGTGTTGGTGGGTCAACCTCCTTATCAATATTCAATATGTCGCAGTACCCGCACATTAACTGTATATGTTCCTTAATCTTTTAGCAATGTTTTCAACTTCACTTTCGACATATATCTTGCCATCGCTTGTTTCTTCACCGCCCATGTCCTCCGCTTGTTCGTGTGCCAATGTTTCCATCAATTCAATGCCGTATTTCTTTTCTAAATACTCATTGTCGAACTTCATGTAAGGCATAAAGGAAGCATCAATCTTGGCTTGGTCTGCAATCGATAAACTTTCGGTGTCATCATACTTGAATGTGCAGCCGTTGAGATCAAAACCATTTCTAATCATCATCGGCACCAGTTGGTTTTCAATGATAAACTGCATCTTTAACGTGTCCTGTTTCGCTATCATAGCAGCAACGTTTTCGTGTACGTTTGCACTGCCTGAATACGCCTTTTCATCTGTTGTGCCTGTTTCGGCCCAAATAATCTTGCTAATTTCACTATTGCAACGCTCAACCATTTTATCAAACACCGCATAAGCATCTGTTCTGCTTGCTTGCATCAACTCAATGTTATCATTCAAATCTAATACCGCCCACGATGCAACACCCATGTTTTTTAGCATGTTTTCCATGTTTCTGCGGGTTTGTTCATCCCTCACATCGGTCTTGCCAACCCTTATTGGACTGCCGAACACCTCTGCAAACTCCGCCCACGCTGCCATTGCGTTTTTCTTCCAAATCACATAAGGTGCAAGGTACATCATCAAGCCAAGGTCTTTCTTTTCGCCAACTCCAATACACCAGTTGTTATACGGTGCTTCATCAAAGTGCTTGCCTTCCGTTACCGTTGCAGTATTGGTTCTAACCAAGCTAAATTCAGGAACTACGTATATTCTCGGTATCAACTCAACACTTGAATACTTATCGTTAACTATCGCACCGAATTGAACGCAGGAAAAGCCCCAAAAGATGCTGTCTAAAGCTAAATTTTGGAAGTCATAAAACCATTTTTGGTTGAATAGGTTTGTTTTATCATCGTCAACTTCGCCATCAGGGCCACACACCATAAACTTCTTGCACAATACCTTACTCTTGCGCTGCAACATTGCCGATTGCACTTGACCATCAAGCACTATCTGCTGATAGGTTTCGGATCAACAAAAAGCGGTTAGGGTACATCGGACTTTCTGCCGCTGTAATCGCTATGTTAAACTTTGTAGCATCCTGCCTTACCCTTTGCAGTTGTTGTCAAAATCAATCGTTTCGTTTTGCGAATGTTAGCCTTTTGCGGCTGTGGTTTATTAAAGTTGAATATATCGTAACTAAGCCATCACTTAAAAATCATTATCTTGTTTGTCTAAACTGTTACCGGTTAACGGATGCTAAACCCCTCGCTGTCTGCCGTGTTGATGTTCAACACCTCTGCCGTGTCCGTGCCACTCGCCCATCTGTCCAACTGGTCTAATGCTTCACGATTGCGCTCAATTCTTAAATCGGGAATGTTGCGCGGGTTAATTCGGGCATGCAAGTTGTATAAGGTCATGTCCATGGCTAATTCAACGAACATCGGTATCGGTTATCGCCAACTGTCCAATACATTGCGTTACTTGTTACATAGCCAATCATCGGTGTCCAAAATGCAGTTAATGTCAATGCCTTGTTTGTGTTGGCAGTCAAAGCTGTGTAAACATAGCCGTTGTCATCGGTAACAATATCATCCTTTGCATATTCCGTTTTGTTGCTCCAACGGTTGAAGTCATTAACGTGTGTGATAACCTCACCTGCTATCACTCGGTCACGTGTGCGGTAATGCCTTGAATTTGAATAGGCATCCATAGTACCCAATTCCGATGTCAACCATGTAACGCTGGACCAACTTTGTGCGCATACGTGAAATGGCCTTAACCTCGCTATCGTACAAGTTTTGCGGGTTGTTCTTGGTAATTTGATTGAGGTCAACGGTTTGGATAATTGAAAGATAGTCGGAGGTTTTTAGAAATCGTGCCATGATGCGAAATAATATAAAAATATTCGCATATGACCTAAAAATGTAACTAAAATCTTGATGAAGATTTGTATTCGGCATCTCTGCCAACCACAACAAGCGGTTTGATAATTCCTGTTTGAAACCGTGCGTATTGTGATGGAAACACGGAAGTTATAAGATACCGTGTCAAGTCAACCATGTGGCCATACGGTTGATAACTGACCTTTGTAACGGGGTCTTAATACGGTTTTTTTATCAACCTTGCCATTCTTATCTTCCTTGGTATTCTCAAAGTCAAGTATAGCTACTCGGCAGCTTTCATCAACCGTGAAAGATATACCCTGCTCATTGTAAGCTAAAATGGCATTGAAGAAATCGGCACTCGGTCGCACATTCGGGTTCGATTTCGATACTCGCCTGATAGGTTTAACCTCATCCAATTCGTTGATGATTAACCGAAACAAGTCAAATCCCTTTTCCTGCTTAACATCATCTTTCTGTGAGGTGCTATCACCGCAGATGTAAACATGCCCGGTATGCTTCCAATGCCGTAACCGTTGCATGATTTCACGCCCCATTGCCTCTGACCGTGTTGTCAGGGTTCTTTAACGCAATGCAGTCAATCATTCTAATTTCGTTATCATCGCTCACTTGAAACACGCCACAAGGGAAGTAGGGGTTAACATTCTCATCAAACGAAAGCCAAATGGCCAATGACTGGGTCATAGTCTCAACTGCTGAACGTGCTTGACCGTTGACCAACTTTTCAAAAACTCACCCCCGAAATCAACCTTACCCCACTCGCCCAAAACATAAACTTTGTGCAAATTCGGGTTGGCTTTCACACGCTCCTGCAAATGATGAATGTAATCAGCATCAAGGAACGCATTATCTCGGTATGTGGTATGTAGCAAGTATGTTTCATCATTGGGATCATCAAAGAACCTGCGCTTTATCCAATGCTGCTCGCTTATCGGGTTGAATGTGATGATGAATTGCTTGTAATTGGCTGTTTCGCCCCTAACACGAAGTTCCAACTGGTTGAAGTCCAACTCATCCAATTCGGTTGCTTCCTCGCACCATACCGAAGTTATACCTGCAATTGATTTGATTTTCTCGGGGTTATCCATACCGGCACAAAGTATCTCATTGCCTGTTAAGGTATGCGTAAATCTCATTTCGGACTTGTTAATCGTAAACTCCGAATAAATATCGTATTCAAGTAGTTTATCAATCAATAACTGATAGATGCTGTTACGTATCGTTGTGGCTACTTTACGAATGCACAATATACGATGATTGCGCTCGGTTGTTGTTCGCAGAATAATCTTTTGAATGGCTGCGATTGATTTGCCGTGCCGCGCTCGCCTTTTAAAACCAAGTATCTATGTTGGCTTTCTAAAGCGGGGCGATAGCAGTTATTTATTTTCATTTTCAACAAATTCAACTTTCCACATACGAATTTTATCGCCTTGCGTGGTCAAGTCGGCATTGACCTGATGTTGGTATTAATTTAGCAGCAAGTTTGTAAAATTCCGTTGTGTTTTCTTCTGCCGCAAGCAGCAAGGTTACATCTGTCATCGCCTTGCAGTTCATTGAACGCAATCTCAAACGCTTCTTTAACTGATTTAGTAAATTTGTTTTGCGCACCTTTTGGTTTTCCTGCGTTTCCTTTCTCAAATTTTGCCATAATTCGTAATTTTTCGTAAATTTCGACTACTTTTTACCCCACAAAGATACAAATTATTTTAAAATTGCAAATAAATCAGCTTGCAGTTGCTCAAAACTTTCAGCAATGATGTACACACCCCATCGGCTTCAAGTGCTGCTTTGCGTTTTAGTTGTTGGCACTTATCCTGTCCGTTGGTGATTTGACCTCGATGGCAATAAGTTTTCCTTTGATTATGGCTTGGATATCTTCCATGCCTTTGTTTAGTCCTTTTATGAAGCCGATACCTTTGCGATACCTACCTCGGATGATATACGCCTTGCCGAGTTGCAGTTGTGGACTAACTTCAAGTAGTCGATGATGAGGTCAGTAAATCGGTTAGTGTTGAACGCATCCTTGGTAACTTTGTGTTGCAGGACTTCATTTACAGGCAAATCTAAATGGTTTGTTTTCAATTCCGTTTTGCGGTTCTTAACGATTTTCTTCTTTACAAGGTTGTATCTTTCAATCGGTAAGTATTGAAAGCTGTGAGGTGAATGTTTTAAACGCTTTGCTTCGTGGTTTAAAGTTTCAAATTCGGGATGGTGAGGATTGTCATGTGGTTTTTTACAAAATTAGTTTTTTACAGGTTTTTTACAACTTTTTTACAGATTTTTTACAACGCTGTAACCCTTGATACTACTACTATATATATATATATATATATATAATATATAATATGTAAATTACAAATGCTGAAAACTCTGACGTTTTTATTTATTAAAGAAATCACAGAGGTTTTGTCGGTTTTACAAATATTTTTTACAATGCTGATATTCAACACCTTAACTGATTTTGTAAAAATATGTTTTTTACAATTAGAATAAATCATCATTAGTACCGCTTGATTTATTGGCTAAATATTCATTATAATCTTTATATGGGTTGGTAAAAATGAATGGCTGCCCTACCTTTTCAACTCCAATTCCGTTGCTATCTGGAAATCCTTTGTACCTTTTTAATTCGTCTTGGTATCATTTTCATTTCATCTTTAATAACTTTTCGAATGTAAGATACTGAATATTTGTTGTCGTGCATAAAAAATCGCTCTTTAATATCTTTTGCCGTTGCTTCAACAAAATATATTGCATCGTTATTGGCGAAGAAATCACAAAATAATATTTCAAGGTCTTTTCGTAAACCACTTTTTGACTCCTCTTTAACAATTTCAAGAGACTCGGTTCCAATTTCATCTTTTGTGAATACCATTCTTGATTTGCTGAAATCAATATCTTCAAGTTGCAACAGGTAGGTTAGAAAATTAGCAATTCGTTAAACAAATCAGTTTCGATGTTTGTATTTTTTTTGCCATTGATAGGTTTAATTTTTCGCACCCAAAAGCGTATTTCTTCTTCATCAATTCGCATAAAGTCTGACTCCTTATTAGTACAAAGTATAATTTTACCGAAAAAAGGCACGGAGTAATGGCTAACGAATTTTTGTGAAACTGATATTGTTTTTGCTGTGCAACGATTTAAGTTTTTCAATGGCATGCACTTTATCAATTGTTGTTTCATCAATCATAATGATATTCTTTGTAGCATAGGCATCATTAAAGTTTGATGTTAAATCACTTGGGTTAATTAGTGTTGAATTTTCCCCGAATAACATCTGTATCCAATTCAAAAAAGTTGTCTTTCCTGTTTCGCGCTCTGTTGATACGAGTGCCAATACCGGAGCAATTTGTTTTGGGTATTGATATAAAATTTTAAGATATTTTAAACCAAGTTCCCATTGTTCGCCAAAAATATGATTTATCAAACCAATCGTTACCGGTATATCATTAATGGTTACTTCGGTATTAATTGGCTTATGAGCAAATTTTGCATAAAGATTAAAGCAATTGTACACCACTGGCTTGTAGTCAATATTATTTGGCTCAATAGTGAAATCATCGAATTTGTAAATGAGTGCCAATAAATTCTTGCCATGGTCTTGCTTGATTTCATCTTTCTTCCATGGTTTAAGCAAATTGTTTTCCGAATTGTATCGGTCTTTTTACTTAATCAATTTAAAATAATCAGTACCTACTCTTATGTAAGGTATTTCGGATTTCATCAGTTCAAAATTAACATAAGACATTGCTGCGAATGTATCACCTTTGAATTTAACTGCCGTTAAAAGCATGAATTTAGAAACTTTAATGCCTACCCCAATTCGATAATCGTTTTTCTTTAATACATCAATTGTATTAAGTTTATTCAATACAAATGTAGGCTTGTTTAACTCCTGCGGGTCTAACGTGATCGGGGTTAAGCAAACATACCTCTGTTTCCGATTTGATGTTACATTGTTTAATTCCTTCAAAAATTGACACGAATGAGCCAAAGAAGTTGAAGTAATCAACCGCGTTAAGTAGCGGATTTGACTTGGGTTTTTTAAATTTATCGCTCATTTGCTTAAATATGTTGGTTGAAGAATACCTTTATTAATCATTGTATCACTTGTTTTTTTGTAAATTGATGCCTTTTGTGATAGGTAAGCATTGCCATCAATCATTTGGTGCATAATATTGATTGCTTCATGTTGGTCAATATACCCTGCACCAACATAACCACCCATTAAATATGCTGCCGCCCGTAATTGAGGATGCTCCGCATCAACTATTACGTTAATTTTTTTTGCAATAATACGTTCAATAGTTGATGTTTTATCATTAATTACATATTGTTTTACTTGCGTAGGTACGATTTCAATATGTTTAGTTGTCCACGTTTGCGCATCCGTTCTATGCAAGATTTCGGCATCGTAACTAATAAACATTGGCAATATACAGTTTTTGGGTGCTTTATCAAAACCATTATAACAGTTGAGGTGCTTTTCTATTCCGGCAAAATATTGTTTAAACTCATCAACAGAATGGCATATAGGTATTTTAACCAAGGCACGAACACCGTGTCTTGAAGCCGAAAGCCATGCGGTTATGATGAATTTATACTCATTGAATAGATACTCTTTAAACTCCACGGCAATGTCGCTTTCTAAATGGTCAAAGTCAAGCACTAATAACCAGTCCAATGTTTTATGTTGAGTATTTTCTTGCTCCATCAACATAAACACATGGAGTAAATGAATACAGCTTTGATTTCAGTGCTTGTTTTGTAGCCATATCTTTACATTCCTCTGCTATGCGTATCTGATCAAATATGTTCCTGATGTCCTTTTTGGTTGCCGTATCGCATTAATAAGATATTCCAGTGTAACCGTTCCCAATGGTATTGAGCGTTTTATATCGGCTTCGTAGTAGTTGAATGTCATCTTAATAGAATATTTGACCTAATTCAAGTGCTTGTACTCTAATTTCTTTAAGTCGTTCGGCAAAATTTCTCATATCTAAATTTAATACTTTTGAATTGTCATAAGTAAAATAATTTCTACCGCTTTCATCAAAAAGCATTATTTTTTCATCATAAATTCTACCAGCATGAAATAATTGCCAAATACATACTTCATCTGTTTTTGTATCTTTTAAAAGTACATATTTTCTTTTTTTGTTTTTTTCATTCTTTACAAAATATCCTAAAACTTGATATTGCCAAAGTTGATTAATTTTTGCATGCTGCATTTGTTTTAAAATACTTGCGGTAATTTTTGTTTTTTTAAGTAATACTTCCATTGTATATTGTATAAAAAAAGCCTGTAAAACTTTGCGCAGGATTCCACTTCTACGCTCGGTTCTACAGGCCAATAAGGTTATGTTTCTATAATGTGGAATCGAAACAATTCTGCAAATATACTAAATCATTTCATTAAAACAAACCCATTATCGGTTAATTTATAGTAACTAACTGCTGTTTGTGGCTTGTATATTTCAAAGAAGTAATCGGCAAGCATCTTGGAAGTAAAGCGATACGCTCCTTCTTTTGGCTTGAAGTAAAATGCATCGGGTTCGTTATCAACTTTTATTTTAATGCACTTTTCGGCTTTATTGATACCAAACATCAACCCATCGTTACTTGTTGCGCCTATTGCGTTTAAAATGCCGTTACCGAGCATAAACCTGCCACCGATACGGCTGAATTTCAAAATCGGCTTCTCGTCAATTCGTGATTCACTTGCATGGCTGTTGCGTTTTATCCATTCGGTCATAATCACTTAAATTGAATGTGTTTATGCTCAACGATACTGCAACCTTTGATAGCTGCACCAGCTTCGAGTGCTGATTTGATAGCTGTTTTGTTTGCTGTTTCGGTTACCTTGATTGTTTTGTAATCTGTTGCCAAGGCATTAACATCATCCACTTCTACCGTTTCCGATTTGCGAAACGATATACTCATTAATGGAGTGCTGATTTTATCCATCTCAAACAAGTTCATTGCTTCAGATACCTTTTCTTTTAGCTTATCAATTGCGGCTTCTCTGCGTTTTTATTTCCTGTAACCGCTTAATCTCGGCATCAATGATTGAGATTTCAGCATCAAGTGATTTGACCACAAAGCCGTAGTTAACCGCTTTCTCTTGCAATTTCGCTTGTGTTATCTCCAATGCTTCCGAAAGTTCGGGGGATATTTCCCCCTCACTTTGGATAAGTTGTTGTACGATGCCAATATATGACTGTTGAATGTTAAATAGATTTTCCATGTTACGCTGTTTTAGAAGTTAATTTGTTTTTCATTTCATCTTTGGCTGCAATAACTCGCAAATCAATCTTTACATCTTTGGCAATTTTGCTCCATGCAGATTTCAATTCTTCCTCATTAACGCATACTTGCAAATCATTAATAGCTTCATCAACGGCATTAATAATGGTATGTTGTACATCCTCGGTTAAGTTTTGCATTTCTTCGGGTACATACACTGGACCGCTGAAAACATCTGGGCAATACCATTTAACACCATTTGATATAGCACGTGCCGAATAGCATGTTTTTTGGGAATTTGTCAATGTTTTTCGTCAATGCTTTTCTTGCATCCTCAATGGTAAATGTACTCGTTTCAATTTCTACTTTTTACCTTGGTAAAAATCAATGCTACATATCTTATCCGACTGCTCGGTTTACACGGTAATCATATTTTCCGCTTCCTTTAACACGTGAAGCGATTAACCCTGCTCCTATTGTTGGCTTACCTTGTATGATGTGGATGCCTGTCATGGAAGCAAATGGGGGTATTCCGATTTCCTGCCCTGCTTGGATTTTAACAATCGCTTGCGCTGCTGATTTCACATCAGTAAACATGCCGCTTTCTGCAAATGCTTTCGGCAATGTTCATTAATTCGCCAATTGGTAACTGTTGTACAGTTGATACTTGTGTGTTTGTGTTCATAGGTTAGTTGTTTTTAGTGTAAATAAATTAGTTGATTAGTGATTAAAAAAGATTATCATCGCTTATCCCTTTCGCATCGGTCACAGGTACATTCTCTGTCCTTTCTATTTTCCACCCCTCGATGCTGTTAAAATACTTGATGCTGCCATCTTTGCCCTCGTATTGTTTGCCACGCAAATTGTACGATACGGTAACGTTATCGCCAACCATGTACTTGTCAAGCATTGCGCAACGGTCCTATGTGATTGCACCGTGATGTGTTGCGGATATTGACCTGCAACTGTTACTACTATCTCACGCTTTGCGAACTTGTCGCTTACTTGCTGCGTTTGGTAGATTTCTCTGATTGAGCCTTGAATTGTGTTTGTCATTGTGTTTGGGGTTTTTAGTGTGATTACTTAAATCTAAAATTTTAATTTTTACTTTTTTCTTTACCGCTAATATATTCAATGTCGCATTGCATTCTTTTTCAAAATTACAGCAATGTCACTTATGCGATGCTTGTACTTTAATTCCTTAAGAAAATTGTCATTGCGGTATATCCAATTATTACCTTATTTATTTTCCAACTCAACGATAAATTCCTTTGTTTTCTTGTGAAAACATCTGTATTTATCTTCCTTTGATTCTTCGGGGAATAGTGAGCCAGTTAATTGTTGCAACAATGATTGTTTCTGCTCATTAGTTAAATGCAGGATAATTTTAGTTAGTTCCATTTGTTTCACCGCTTTTAAGGTTAGTAATTATTAGTTAGTGTAAAAATATCTTCAATAAATTTATCTTTTTGGCTGAAATGCGCTATTAAGTCAAGTGCAAAGTCGTGCGATATTGGCATCGGTGTACATAAGTATTCGATTTTAAAGTCAAATTCTGTAACATTCGAAAAGCAGTTGAATAGCTTATCTCTTAACTCTGTTGGTAACTGCTCAACATCTGGCGACCATTCTGTGATTTCAATAGTGCCATCAGCATCTGTTGTCATTGGCTTGCAAGTGTATCATCTGCCCATCAAGGTATTAAACTCATTAATAGTCTTTCCACCAACATGTTCATTCGCATAACTTCGCGGTTACCAATTTGCGGATCCTCGATTGATGTGTGGCGTTGCGATTGCTTTGTAAAGAATGTTAGTCAACCTGCGTAACATTCGGTGCTTGTTGTACTCGATGAATGATTTGAGCGATGTTTTGGCTTGCTGCTCCTTGTACAGACTTTGCAGATGGTGATTGCCTGTTCGTATTCGGCATCAGTTATTTTATTCATTTGTTGTGCATTTTAAGCTCGTATAAAGTGTACGAAATGGGGTTATCAAATAATATCGTGTTTTGCAAATGTAAAACAGGTGCGACACCAGTACCGCATAGCTTGATGATGTCTGTACCGTTTTGCTTGTTTCCCAAGTTGCCGTCAATTCGCCATCCTTGTTAAAGTCGAAGTAAGTCATCAGTGTCGCTTTCGTACTGAATTTTCTCGCCACTGTCGGCATTGCGCCAAGTGGTCAAGTGTTCTAATGTCTTTAGTTATGTTCATAGGTTTTAATTTTGTTTGTGCAAAGATGCTAATTATTTTGATTGATTTGTGTTAAGATTTGTTAAAATTATTAATTTCTTTGCAGTCTATTAGTTGTAATTCAATCATTTTATTCAATACTTAATTTTATGTATCTTCCCGCACTTCTCACAAATCAATATCTCTACCGTTTCGGAATGCCGTTTCGGTCATACCCAAGTGCCTTGACTTTTTGTTCCCACTCATAAACCTTTTTAGCGTGTGTTTTCCACCGGTGCTTGCAAAATAATTTGATTAATATTCCCATTGGTTAGTTATTCTAGTTAAACTTCACTCATTATAGTTACCACACTTCCCCCGATAGCACAGCCAGTTCAACATTGTGCCTGATGCGGTTACGGAATGCTTGCGCTCTTTCCACGCTTTCAAAATCATCATTGAAATCATCTTTTCGGCTAATCTTCAACCGCTCCACAATATCGCCAATAATTCCCACAACATCGTGTACCGTTGTTTCTGTTAATCATGGCTATCTCGGTGTTGGTCATGCCACCGTTATAATCTAACCACATCTTCCAATGTTCGGCACTGATAACGCTTGGTCGAATTGCATCTTGGTACGCATCGGAGATAATTCCGTTTGCGGTTTTCTTTGTTTACGCATTGTGTACCTCCTTTCTCCAGTTAATTAGATGATTGTGAATGTCATTGAATGAGCAGTTGTGACCTCTTTGTGTTAGTCTTGCTCCTGATTTCGGTTCTAATACCCGAAGCAGTTGGAATGTGGCAGAATATCGCCTGTACCCATTCCTTAAACTGAATTGCGCTTTGATTTCTTTTAGTAGTTTCATAGGGTTAAATTTTTTTATGTTGTATATGCGAAGATTTATAGCGGTTAGAAGTTAGTTATGCGTAATGCCTTGCTGACCGTTTCCAATTGAGTTCTCGTGAGGAAAAACAAAACGAAAAAAGCCACCGCACTATTTATGAATAACATCTTTATGTACCTCTTTTTCATACATTTCAAATAAGCTCTTGCATTGTGTAATGCGTATTGAGTTACTTTAGGAATAACGTACAAGTCTAAATCGCACCTGTTAAACTTATACTTTACCTTCTTTTTGTATAGCCAAATTCCAAATTTTATTGCTTTTGATGATATGGAATTATATTGCCACTAACAATCCTTTTGATGTTGTTACTTTTGTCATATTTTCATATTTTGTATGATTTAGTAATCTATTACATTCTGCAAGTCGGCTCAATCCCATCGTTTCTACAATGGATTTCCATTACTAATTCATCTGATACATGAAGATAGCCTAAACCGTTTTTTTGACAGTTCTAGTATACTCTAATTGCTTTGTAGGTGCTTCTATATTCTTGACCACAAAAGTAGTCATTACATTTGTTTCTGCACATTTAGCATAAATTAAAGTAGTCCAAATTTTCATGTTTTTTTTATTTTAAGTTTACAATTTATTTGACAATCTGTTTTTGTTCTTTTAGTCTAAGTACAAAATTTATCTTCCAGTTCCACAATGATTATTTTCAATAGCTTTTTTACTTCTTGTTCATCTACAGCCGATATTACCCCAAAGTAATGGCTACAGCTATAATCGTTCAAATCGTATTTTTTTTTCCTTCAGTAATCCATTGGCGGTTGCTTTTCCTTAAAATTACTGCCAATTCGTTTCCCATTGCTTTTTTTCTTTTTGTTTTTCTGTTTAGTGTTCCAATTGAACATTCTGCTTAATAATTCGGCACGTGCGCATACAACCTATGCGCCATTAGAACGAGCGCATAGCTGCAATCCGTTAGCGGTCATTGGCTTTCTGAATTCACCAATCTGCCGCCCTTGAATGTAACATCAACTTTAATCCCATCCCATACCTCTATCGGATAAGCCAACGAATCGCTAACAACCGCTTGTAGCAATTGTCGTAATTTGGCTATCTCATCCCTTGCCATCTTTACATCTCCTTGTGTTGGCAGGTCTTCATCCAACCATTCAGCTATACTTTCAAGCCTCATTTTAATTTCATCTACTGTCATATATTTTTATTTTTAATTAACAACTGCTACAAGCGGTGAACCGTTAGGTGCAATGGCAGTGCTACTAATAAACTTTCTCTATAACCTGAACGAGAAAAAATAAAAATAAAACCGCCACCGCACATTGAATGATTTAATGATTTAATTGCATTTCGTTTTGAAGTTTCTGTTTAAACATAACGGCTGTTTTTGAACCGATATATTTTGTTACTTCTCTGCTTTCAACTATTTCTCCTTTTGCTTCTCTGTAAATATCCTCTACCATTGCATCAATTACAAGTTTTGTGCTTTCAACATTTATTCCTTGCGGTAATTTATCCAGCACATGCTTTAATCTCATTTTGCAGTTACCCACTCTTCTGCAATGGCTTTTGCATCTTCCAAAATTTTAAATTCTTCTGGGCTTACTTCTCTCGGTGTTTTTGTTTCCTTAAATTCATCTCGTTTGTGTTTAGCAATTACTCTGCTTCCATTGTTGGTTCTAAATTCAACCAACGGCTTTAAAACAACACCCTCTCTGATTTTATCTTCCAAAATTCCGTTTCGTTTTGCCTGTGTTGAGGGCTTATCTCTTTCTGCATTTAATACTTCCAAATCAGTTGAGCATTTTACATAATCAACAAACTCAATATTTAATGATTTGCAAACACTTTCAGCATTCGGCACATTCAGCCATAATTCACCAACTTGCACTTCAAAGCCGATAAACTTTAATTCTTTCCCGTAGGTATTACTCATTCCTTGTTGTTTCCCACCGTATGCCTCGCCATATATGGTAGCATTTGAAGTAACAAATAATTCAGCAAGTTTTGTTTCCAAGAACTCAACATCAAAAAGAGAAACAAATCTTTCATGGCTTTCTCCACCTGAAAAGAATTTTACTTTTTTAGCTTTAGCATCCCAGTTGATGTGTGCTGATGTGCCGTGAATTTTTTCCAACGCATAACATTCTTTGAATATTAAAATCGTTTGGTCTTTGTAAAGATTGTCAATGTGCATGTAACCCATGATTTCTATTTTTTAATTGTTATTATTTAATGATTTAATTTTCCTACCCTTCGGTTTTATTTTTATTTTTTCTTCAGCTCAGTATCAAGTTTAGTGGAAGCCACTGCACCTAACACGGTATTTGCAAAATTGCCCATCAACATTTGTGCTTAATTTGGAGTTATCTGCACGGGCAACTTCGCAAATACCCAACCGTTACCTGCAAGTGCTACGACCATTCTCCGTTAGACACGTATGTGAGCAATAACATCAACAGTCCAGCCATTACCTAACATTCTATATCGCTGACTATCAGAAGCTACAATTGTATATCCATCTTTTACGGTTTGCAGTCTTTCACATTCTAAAGGCGTTAATCTTCTTATCTTTCTTTCGTGTTGTATGGCGTGTGTACCACAACTCATTTGAGCCATTAAGGCGGGGCTAATTCCATCTGTATCATAAATTCTATTTTGTTGGTAAGGTTGGCATCCGTTACTTTCAGTTGATGGATTCAACTGCATTACCAAGTTATCTTTTTGAACGCTTGTAAGTGTATTTGTTTTGCCGTCTGTTCGTGGTTCTAATTGCTGAATATTTTTGCGTAGCTCCTGCAATATTGCCAGCTTCATAATCTTTTCTAATCTGTTTGCCGTATTCTGTAGTTTTGGCGTTAATACTGCTTCTCTTCCCTCTCATTGCTACACATTGTATTTCAATAGCGTTTGTGTTACCGGTCAAAGGCCATAAGTTTTACCATCAGTTACGGCTTAAATGTCCAGTTCCACCGTTACCATTTGTGAAGCTCAGTGGCATTGTATTGTGTACCACATATTGCACATCGGTACGTATTTTATTATACCCAGCCAGTAAGCAATTGAACCTTGTTTCTTCATTTACATACGGCACACTTCTTTCGCTTTTTAGCATTGTTTCAATTCGTTGTTGGCTCAAGTAATATTTTGCATCAACTTCATCTTCCAATATATCTTTTAATCAAGTATGCCTTTGTCTTTTGGCTGTGGTCATTAATGCTTTCCATATCGCCAAATAATCCACATTGGTTGCATTCCTGATGTTGGTCCCAGTATAATCTTCTGTCGATTTTGAGCAGATACCAAAGCTACTATTTATCATCAATTGGTTTTACTCCTATTGCCTTGCTCAGAATCCTTTCCCATTTTTCACCCATCATTACATTTTCAAGTAAAAAGTATTTAGGTTTAACTTCATTTAATAGTCTCATATATTCCCAAAATAAGTAAGATTGTCCTTCAAACTCATATTCCTGGCTCTTTAATTCAAGATAATGTTCTAAAGTTAGTATCTCTTGCTCATCTTTAGTACTCATTCCTTTTTCGTTTTCCAGCAAATGAGAAACTTTGGCAAGGGCTACCACCTATCAATAAATCAATCTTTGGTAGTTTATACCCATCTACATCAACAACGCTACCTAATTGTATTGTATTAGGGTAATTATGTTGGGTTACTTCAATGGCGTGTTTGTCAATTTCACTTGCGTAATATTCCAAAACATTTACACCAATTCTTTCAAGTGCTTGTTGCCCACGACCATTCCATCAAATAAGGAAAGTACTCGTAAACCAACCGCACCAGCAGGTAACACGGGTTTGGCAAAAGCGGGGCTTCCGTTTTCCAATTGAACATTTGTGGTTGTATTATCTTCTGTCATTCTATTAAACTTTTGTGGTTAAATTCCCGCCTTCGCCAAGCCCTGTTCGTTATCAATCCCCCTCCTCATCATTTATCCGTTTCACAACCGCCTTGTATTCATCAGTTGCTTTGAGTTGTTTTACATAGCTTTTAATCTGCTCTTGGAACATTACCGGTATGCGTATGCGTGTAGCAGCAGGTTCAGAGTTTGCGGCCTTGATTTCTGTCGGAGTGTGGTCTCGATTTCTTTGCGTTATTACGTTGTGTTGTTGCTGCCCAAGTGAGCGTGGCAGTTGTGAATATTAGAAGTAGTATTGTTGCCATCGTTAGTTAGTTTTAGATTGTTATAGTGGCACAAAAATCAAAATAATAATTTTAATCTGCAAATATTTTTACAAAATTTAACAAAAGCCCATAAAAAGCCCATAAAAAACCCATTGACAAAAAAAACGCAGTCCCTTTCGAAACTGCGCTTACTATGAACAAACACCGCCTATGATAACGATGTGCAAATATACAAATTATTTGATTACCGCCAACACCCCCAAAATAATTACACCCAACACCGCCATGCGCTTGTGTCTGCGTTGTTTTCTTATCTCTTTGGCTTGCGCTACAATCAGCGTGCTATCAGCCACTATCACGCTATCCTTGAACCGCAATCTCAACCTCTTTGATTTGTATAATCGTGTCGCACTCGGCAACTACTAACTGAATAAACGTATCGCACTCGGCAGGCGCAATGGTGCGAATGTACTTCACTCGCTGGATGTATATCGTGTCACGCTCACGGCTCTTATTTTCCGCTATCCTTGCACGTTCCCGCAGCACTTCGGTTTGGGTGAGCAAACTATCAATGTTGTGACCGACATTAAACGGCTCTACGTTCGTGCGGTGGCAGGTTCGGTAAGTCATTGCTATTAATACCAATAACAATGCGGCTAACTGCAAGTAAATTCTCATACTACAATAATATTTTTAACCTCAACTTCAAACGGCAACCTAACACCGGTATGGTCTCTGTTCTGCATACGCTCCTAATGTATAGCCGATCGGCAACGTTCTACGGCTCGGGAACGTAAACCCTTGCGCTGTTTCGTTCACGATGCAATAGTATTCGTAACGGCTCATTTTTAGCGTTACGTGGCAAAGTTCGCCCACTTGCACCTCACAAATGTACTTGCTTATTTGCTTGCCGTTAAGGTAGGTATATAGAAACAATCTGCAAGTGCTTGTGTCCTCACTTCGGTTGATGCCTATGCGAACCGAGTTGATATGATGATGACCTCTGCTAAACCCCGCAATCTTTTGTATGCCCTCGCTTGGAAGCATATCGGGTACGGTAAACTTAAAGGTCATTATTCGGGGGTTGCACACTAACATCCTGCGCCCTCCTCTCTACAGTTATCTACTTTCGGTTCGGTTGTGGTGTTGCTGCGTAAATTCACAATCTGCTCAACCGTAACTATCCCCATACACACCGCAGCGAATATCAGCCAAGCATACAACGCTTCTATTTGAGCGGCTGATGGTATCAATCGAGCGGTAATGTATATTGATGTTGCAACGGCTACGAATGCCGATAGTTTCCGAGCGGAGTAGTTGCCCTTGATGTTTTTAAAGGAGTCGAGTATTTTCATTGCTTGTTTATTTCGTGCGTTAAATACCACAATGCTTTTTGTAGGTCTTGTTTTCGGTTGCCTTTTTTGTCCGACCTCAACACATATTTTATAACATTCGCCAACTCAAAATTCAAGTCGTAGTGGTTGATTATCTTTATCACTTCAAACGGATTGCCCTCGCCTCCGTAGTGCTTCGGGTGGTTGACTGCCTCACTCATATCACCTCCTGCAATTTCAACCGTTCAAACTCTTTGACGGTCATGTTGAACTTAGTTACCGCTTTCGGCAGTAAACTCCATGTGTGGCATCATGCTGACCGCCAATAGGTATTGTTATCATTCGTAAGTAGGTTATAACCTTACCTAAATAGTTGTATCGCTTTGCCTTTTATCATATTTTTGCCCTCCAATCTTTAAGTTCAAAATGTGGTGCATCTATGAAACGCACCCAATCGCCACCCCAAACAATATCATTTGATACCGTTTTTATGATGTCTGCGAATGCTTTAAAATACTTTGGCGTATAATCTACCTTTCTATTGCGAATAAACGCTATATCAAAGGCAAATGAAGGCAAGTAATTGTGCGGTATTGACCTGCCCTTGCATTGGTTATCTTTGGTCGCTTGTTGAAGTACAAGTCTTGCATTTGCATTGTTTCGGTAAGTGCAAGTTCTAATCACATTCACATCGGGGTGCTGCTCGTTAAACTTCTGTTCTGCTGCGAGGTATGCCACTTGTAACGTTTGGTGCAAGTCCTCTATCTTTCGGCTTTCGTATGGTTTCATCACTTATACTCTTATACCAAGTGAATATTGTTATCGGGAGTGTTGCAAGTATGCCGCTTAAAGTTAGACAACAAAAGGCGTGCCAATAAATGGCTTTCCATTGTTATAATCTCAACTGCAATGATTTTAATGTCATTAAGATAGCAATGTTCATCACTACTGACGTAACCGCAAACACGGTTGATTGGGATAATTGTTTTTGATTTCTGCTCATAACTACCCCCTCCTTTTTTCAGCGTTTCTTTGCTGCGTTCTATAAGTCATTTTAGTATGCTTATACGGAATGTAAATTGGCGAAGGATAGGCCATCATTCTTGTGGTGCTGAAATCAAGGCCACTGTGTTCTGTCGGATATTTCAATGCCTTGATTTTTTCTTTGTCGGTTGATAGTTGCTTGTTTGTTTGCGCCTGCAACTTCATTCTGTGTTGTGGCTTCCATTGCTTTGGCTTGCTCCGGTGCTGACACCATACTCATTGCCGCCATAAATGCTGCAACAGTTTGCGTAAATCTTGATTTTTTTCTCATAGGTTTTAGTTTTAGTTTGCCGCAAAGATAGTCTTTTTTTTCAATCTCGCAAACCTAACCAAACTAATACCGCACCAAGCACCGTTTTAACGGCTTTGCGGTATTCGGCACGCATAAGAATAACAAAGGCTACCGCAATCAATAACGCTGCGGCAAATGGCTTAATTACGGTTAACGTTTCGTTGGTCATTTTGCAACCGTTCCAATTCAATTTTATTCTTCTTGTACGCCATCCAACCGTTAACGATACCGAGTATAACCACAATTAATGAGCCAATTTTTATAGCCCACTTGGTAAATTCATCCATATCAACTCCGCTTGTGTAAAGTTCAACAAATAATGTGGTAGTGCCGATGATAACTTGCATTATTGCACCCAATATAGTGCCGCCAAAGAAATCAGTTATGGTATTGTGTGCTTGCGCTATGTCTTGGTTCATATAAGATTAATATCGTTTATTTGTTCAGGTATTTTTACTATTTCTAAATTTTTTACCCATTGGCAATTTGGATTTGTGCAATTGGCAATTTCTTCAATTGTAATTATCCATTCTTCATTAATCAAAATCGGGTTAAAATATGAGCATTCGTGTACATTGCGGCTGTCAATTCCCTTGCTTGTTCAAGAGTTAATATAGCACCGTATTGAGTATAATCTTCTTGTGTAATTCCTTTAAACATTTCTTCCTAATGTTGTTTGAAAAGTATTTATTGCATTATAAAAATCTGCTCTTTCTCCTGCCGATAATGAGTTTCCCATTGATGCAAAAGCATATTGGCGAGAATTAAAGCCACTTGCTGTTCCCGATATGTTCACGCTACCAATAAAATATATTAAAAGCACAAGTGCCCGATGATGCTGTATGTATTACTTGTCATCAATCCGCCATTGCTTACATAAAACGCAGTTGCATTTGATGCTGTGCGTTGATATAGTTGTATTGCTCGTTGGAAAGGAATTAGTTGCTGTAAGTAAGTTTAAGTCGTTATTATACGCTTCAATACTTAGCCTACACCATTTTCTTGACCTAAACCCTAACACCCTTGTTCCTGTTACGGCAGTACCTATATCATAGTTGGCATTGGTTGCATTTGCTACGAATGTAAATTGATAAGTGATTATCATTTTGAGGTAGCACAGAGCCTAATAGATTAAGTATTGGCATAACCATTTGTACCATTGCCCTGAATACCATTAACAGAATGAGTTACACCACCAACGAATGTTATTTGATATTGCGCTGTATTTTTTAAATTATAAGAATGTGCTATTCATTTCCTCCCACAAATGGATAGATAGCAGTGCACTTTGTCCATATACCTGCCATTTTTAAAGTTGTTACCGCAATTTGATAGATGAGCATCTTTTAATTTGATTTGCCTTGTAATGATGCCGTGTATAGAAACAATTTAGCATCAAGGTCTGAATACTTGGTGTATATATTTTTGGTAATAACAATTCCGCTTGTAAGGTCTTATCAACCCACACAACAATACCTGTTTCAATACCTGTTTTTATCATCGGTCAGTATATTGAGCTGATACATAACATATACCAGTCATAACCAATACAGCCACTACTTTAATGTTTCACTCGGGGCAAGTCGGATAATTCTTTTGCCATTTTGGTCAACTGTCATACCGTTTAATACTGTCGGATTTAAAACATCAACGTTTAGCACACCCGATACATTACCACTGCTTAATGGTACGTTAACAAGTCCTAATGGTCTTACAGAAGTACCTGCCGAGTGAACGATTGACAATAGTAAATTAACTGCTGCGGTACTTGTAGTATTGGCAACCAATGAGTCGACAATACATCCATTTGCACCTGCTGTTAATATCTAACTGCGTTGGTTGTTGTTCCTAATGTTACCTCATTAACCGGTTTAAAGTGCCTACTGCTGTCTTTGGTGTTCTGCACTACACGGGAATTTGATTTGCGTTTAGTGCCATATTAATTGCCTGTTAAAAATCTTAAATGAACCTTTAAACTTAATTCTATTTCTTTTCCAAATGTGCTTTGCCACAATGATGTTGAAGTGTTGTACATTAACACATCCCCATTTGCCGGTGTTTGTGCGCTCACATCGTGAAGCCATTCCATTTCATAACCATTCTGTATTCTTACATACATTCTGCCTGCTGAACCTGCACTTGCAGTTGTTCCGTGCCTACATAAACTAAATGATTGGGTGCATAAGGCTTTGTTCTTGTTATTGCCCCATTTTGTTGCACCGAGATAAACACTGTCCCCATCCACAAAAGGCGAACCTAATATCTTAACCCATCAATCAGTCCTTGCAATATAATTATTACCCCTTTATTGATTTGCGCCTATGCTTGATGGACAACACCCACCGTTCTTGCCGAAGTCGCATCGCTTTGTATTATTTGCTAACTTTACATCATTCTATCCCCTGTACCACCGAAAGCATAAACAACTTGACCTTTTGTGATTGATACACTATCAGCATTGGTAACGTATGCAAATAAGCTATTCGGCAAAGTTCCTATCAGCTGAAAGCCGTTGAGTGTTGAATTGTAAATCAATAGCATTTCAGCACCTGCCCATATATCGCCACCGATTATTGCACCATCGTTATTGCGGTACAATGTTCGTACCAAGCGTGTTTAATGTAATAGTTGAACCTGTTGTGTTGCCGTTCGGTTCAAGCGTATCAAGTAGGGTATCGCCATCGGTATAACTTAATACGCCTGATATTGTTGCTGTGTATGTATCCGGTACCCGATGCCGTTGCTTTGGTTTATCCGCCGCCACCACCAATATCTAGCTTTAACATTGCGGAAGCTTGCGGAGTACTGTTAAGATTATCTGGCAATTGAAATTCAGTTTGTAGATGTTAAGTTTGGCGATGTTATTGTTGCATTCCCTCAAGCATTGCTGATTAGATACTGCATCGTGTTTAATATCACGAGACTATCACTGCCACCATATGTCAATAGTTATCCTCTGATGCAACATTCCCCTCTGTTAATACTTGCTGCAAATCGGGTGTTGCCAAATCAGCAATATCTTGTGTCGTTGCTTTTTCCGTAACACCACCTTGCGCAATTGGCACTGGCTCCGAACCTGATAAGCGCGCCTGCGGATGTTAACGCACTTACTTTCTTGTCAGCCATTATAATTCAATTTTAAAGTCATTTTCTTTGCAACAAATAAAAATTATCTTCTTGCAATAAATAATAAACAACAGGCGGTTCATCACTCCCCAGAACTGCGTTGCAGAATATAGTGTTAGTTGGTACGTTTGTGGCTACTTTAGTTACTTGAATTTCTTGATTTTTCCGATTGCGAGTTCGATGATATGTTCAACCCCGTTAGTTGACAAAATTCGGCAACTCGGTCGCAAGGCCAATAACCGAATCAATGCCAAATCCCAAACGGACTGCACCTGCTTGATGAAGTATGTGTTGTCGGGTTGCTTTGGCGTGTTCTTTTGCTTGATGGCAGCCGCTTCAACTTTTTCGGTTTGATTGTTTCATCGTATATCAATGTCAACCCCACAATGCTATCGGTAATGGTCAATCCGTTGTCATTGCATAACTTAACCGAGTACTGCGCATCACCATAAAGTAACACGGCCACATCGTATATCCCTTGCCCGTTTTTAACTGCGTATAGCATGGACCTCAAAGTTAGTGGTGTTGTTGTCTGTTAAACGCTACCGATACGCTTGAATAACCATCGGCAGTTAGTTGTTGCAATATCTGCTTGCGTAGTTGCTTTAACTGCGTACCCGAACTATTGAGGAAGTTGTCAATACCAACACCGCAAAAAATGTACTCTTCCAATCACCTTGATTAGAGTTAATTATGTCGATGATATGGTCTTCATCACTATTGCCGATAACGAAATCATTATTTTGATCCAATTGCGCAGCCATCGTATACGATTATCCTTAGCCGTTCTTGCCATGTTTTAATTACGTTATGTTATTAATTCTGTTTGTTGTGTCAAGATTTAATCGTGTCGCTTCTGGAGATGGTGCAGATGCAAATATTCCACTTGGCGCAAGCAACAACTTGACTTGAACACGCTATAATTAATGAATTTACTTTATTTTAGCAATACGTAACTGTTTTAGCAAATCTACTCGTTCAGTTTATTGTTGCTAAATAAAGGAGACCAATTAAAGCGAACCCAGATCAGAAACGGTTGTTTGATGATTATGGTGATAGTTATGTTTCTGGGATCCTTCTGCTTCATTACAAGCTAAACCAAGCGAAGAAACTCAAACCCGCCAACCCGAAAGGAAGCACCAAGAAAACCACTGAAAACATCGCCATTAAGTATGCATATATTAGCAATGAGCTGGATCTTTCCAAAAACACCTTCAAAGAGGCGATTGCGAAGAAGCACTACCGCAAAAACGAATGCTGGATCAACACGCTCATGGACATTTACGGTGATACGCTTCTGTCCAAAGACAAACAACGATACCGTCTAACTCGTGAGAAGCTCTTGCAAATCATAGGCAGAACTGAAGAAACTATAGCAAACGGACTCACGATCCAAGAGATGGAGCCCTTCTTCGTCAAGTTCCGTCTTGCAAGTTCGGATCTTTGATGCATGTTATAACTGCATTTATGAATACGACCCCCGTTCCGAAATCATCATAACAAGGTGCTCTACTGCTTAGCCAAAAACAATCACATTTACACCTTGAATTATAACATCAAGTCCCTTGAGCAAACCCGCAACGACATTGATGAGGAAGAGGAGGATGATGAACAAGCCATGACCGTAAGGGCATCCTCTGACTATAGGATTGTTGAAGACCGCAACACGGAATACTGCAGAATGATCCAAAACATTGATGATATCTTGGAGGTGATCAAGGAGGAAGTTGCAAAGCACGGCGATACGTTAATTTTGTAACAACTAGTACATATTTCTTACCTTTATATATATATTGTTAAGATTCATTGAATTTAACCGCTTAAATGATACTCAGATGTTAGATCGACTGTAAGAAATTATGTAGCAGACAGACGTCAATACACAGGGTTAGTTTTTAAGGTCTTTTAGATATAAAATGCAATCTATCCCACTATTAGTGGGATAGATGATATCAAAATTTGAAAGAAATAAGATAACCTTAATGTTGTCAATGAATCCAAAATCTATTGAATTCAATAGATTGAAATATACATTAACTGCCAAAGCTTTATATTATTAAATATCTATTTAGATTATAGAAAATATGTAATTTGGAAGAAGAGATTTCAACCAACTCTAAATACAATATTAGAAGAATAAATATATGTTCATACAAAGTGTCCTCGTAGGAACTCACAGATAGTCAGATAATTGTCTTTCTGCAGTATGTGGATCCTGTGTATATTGTTGTCTCCAATTATCCATTTCATGAAGATATATCTGTGAAAAATTTACAGCATTACTTGCATTGGAATTACTGGGATCAATTCCATGACTCTCCATATGCCGTCTAAAAGTGCGTTAGCTTGATTATTTCTAACAGCTGGGTCTAGCAATCGTAAGTAAATGTTTTTTGGGCCTTCGTTCAGTTACGTATTGCT